ACCTGTTATGGAGGGTGCAAAGGGTAAGAATGGCGGTGACCTTTTAGGTATCATCGTAAATCTTGCCGATTACAACATTGGTGCTGATAAGGGCGGTGCAGTTAATATGTTTGGTGATTTCGACATTGATTACAATGCACAGAAGTACCTTATTGAAACACGTTGCTCAGGTGCTCTTATCAAGCCTTATTCGGCTATTGCTCTTGAGACTGCTGTAGCCGGCTGAGCGTAATTAAATAAAACGGAGGAAAATTCAAAATGGGTAAATGGTGTGGAAAAATCGGCTACGTTGAAACGGTTGAAACATCTCCGGGTATATTCACAGAGCAAATTACCGAAAAATTTTATTCGGGAGATGTAACTCGAAATGTACGCAAGTTTCAATCGGGCGATAAGCTTAATGATAACATAGATATTTCAAACGAAATAAGCATCGTAGCCGATCCGTTTGCCTACGATAATTTTCGTTTTATGAGATATATTGAATTTATGGGTGCTAAATGGAAAATTACAAATATTGAAGTTCGATATCCAAGACTAATACTGACTATAGGTGGTGTGTTTAATGTCTAAAAAAAGAACGACACTTCACGAGATTTTCCGTAACATTTTACAAAGTGACAACGTTTACTTTCAACCACCGGAGTCGGTTAAAATGAGCTATCCCGCAATAGTATATTCTAGAACAAACATCCGAAATACTTTTGCGGATAATTCGATTTATACGGATTTGATAGCTTATAAAGTTACTGTCATTGACAAAAATCCGGAAAGTGAAATAGTTGGGAAAATTGCCAAAATTCCCCTTTGCCAATTCAATCAACATTTTACATCGGATAATCTTAATCACGATGTGTTTACATTGTTTTATTAAAAGGAGGACTAAAATATGTCTAAACTTGTTTGGGACCAGACCGGCGAAAGAATTTATGAAACCGGTGTCCAAAAGTGTGTGCTTTATCCTGCAAAGGATGGAACTTATCCAAAGGGCGTTGCTTGGAATGGTATTTCAGCCATCACCGAGAGTCCATCAGGCGCAGAGGCTAATCCTATCTATGCAGATGATATTAAGTATGTAAATCTTATTTCAGCAGAGGACTTCGGCGCAACAATCGAGGCTTATACATATCCTGATGAATTTGCAGCTTGTGACGGTTCAGCTGAGATTGCTACAGGTGTTTATGTAGGTCAGCAGAAGCGTTCAACGTTCGGCTTAAGCTATATCACTAAGCTTGGCAACGATACGGAAGATACCGATTATGGTTATAAGCTTCACCTCATTTACGGTGCTATGGCATCTCCATCCGAGAAAGGCTATTCAACTGTTAATGACTCACCGGAGGCTATTACATTCTCTTGGGAGTTATCGACTACACCTGTTGAAATTGATGGTTTTAAGGCGAGTGCGTCGATTACTATTGACAGCACAAAGGTTAATGCTGACGAGCTTGCGGCACTTGAAGATATTTTGTACGGCACAGCTGAGAATGAAGCAAGACTTCCGTTGCCAAATGAGATTATTACAATCTTCAAGACAAGTGCTACTTCAGCAGGTTAATAAACCATTTGAACTTCGGGGTGTTCACTAAGTGGGCACCTCTTTTTTTTATTTGAAAGGAGAAGAATTATGTTAAAAAAAACAATCACTTATAACGATTATAACGATAATGAAAGAACTGAGGATTTTTACTTTAACCTTACCAAGGCTGAAGTTATGGAAATGGAAATGAGTGTAAACGGTGGTCTTACCGAGATGATACAGAAAATTGTATCAACAAAGGACGCTCCAACTATTATTAAGATTTTTAAGGATTTGATTTTAAAGTCCTATGGTGAAAAAAGCTTGGATGGCAAGCAGTTTAAGAAGTCGAAGGAGCTTTCAACAGCGTTCTCTCAGACAGAGGCTTATTCGCAGCTGTTTATGGAGCTTGCTACTGATGCCGATATGGCAGCAAAATTTATCAACGGTGTTATACCATCAGTCGACAAGCCCAATATTAAAAGTGCAAATAACGATGTTCAACAGCAGGTGTTTCAGTCAGCTACATAACAAGGGCGTGTGATGTAAATGCTTCAAATAACAATAAATACCGAAGAATGTTGGGATGAGAGTAAGAACGAATTTGTGTATGGTAAGACCCAAACATTGTGTTTGGAACATTCTTTAGTGTCAATTTCAAAATGGGAAGGAAAGTGGCTTAAACCGTTCTTATCCGATGAAAAAAAGACAAATGAAGAAACTATAGACTACATACGATGTATGACCATAACACAAAACGTTGACCCCGATATTTACAGGCATATTTCAAATGAGAATGTTGAACAAATTTACAAATACATTGAGTCTCCTATGACCGCAACGTGGTTTTCCAACCGTAACAATAGGAAGGGAAGCAGGAGAACTCTTACAGCTGAGCTCATTTATTGTCAAATGATAGCTTTGAACATACCGTTTGAATGTCAAAAATGGCATTTGAATAAGCTATTGACTCTTATACGAGTGTGCGATGAAGAAAGTCATCCTCCTAAGAAAATGAGTAAGAAACAATTAATGAGCAGAAATGCGGCTTTAAACGCCGCTAGAAGAAACAAATTAAATTCGAAAGGGTGATGATGATGTCAAATAGTTCTTTAATTAGTCTTACGAAGATTAGTCCTAACAAAAACAGTCCTCGTAATCACGCTATTGACACAATAACTATCCATTGTGTTGTCGGACAGCTCTCGGCAGAGGCGATTTGTAATTGCTTTACAAGTACTGACAGACAAGCAAGTTGTAATTATGCGATTGGTACTGATGGACAAATTGCATTGGTTGTTGATGAAAAAGACCGTTCTTGGTGTTCGTCCAATGCAGATAATGACAACCGAGCAATAACCATAGAGTGTGCGAGTGACACAACTACGCCTTATGCCATTAATGATAAAGTGTACGCTTCGCTTATAAACCTGTGTGCCGATATATGCAAGCGTAATAACATCAAAGAGCTTAAATGGAAAGCCGATAAGTCTTTAATCGGACAGGTTGACAAACAGAACATGACTGTACATAGATGGTTTGCGAATAAGGATTGTCCGGGTGACTACATCTATGAAAGGCTTGGACAAATAGCCGCTGAGGTTAATGAGAAGCTTGGCGTTAATTCGGTAACTACAACGGCAACAAACGCAACTTCGTTTAAGTCTTATTCTGTTAGGGTGAGTATTCTAAACCTTAACATTCGTAAGGGCGCCGGTACTAATTACGAAAAGACAGGAAAGTACACAGGTAAAGGCGTATTTACGATAGTTGAAGAAAAGGCGGGTAAAGGCTCAGAAAAGGGCTGGGGTAAATTAAAGTCGGGGCTTGGCTGGATTAGCTTGGACCATGTTACAAAATTGTAGGTGTATTAAATGATAAGTTTCAGACAAAAGGGTGATTTCTCCAAGACAACTCGTTACTTTGAAAGAGTAAGAGAGGCTGTAAAACTTGGCGAGATGGATAAATACGGTCAAAAGGGAGTAGCTGCCCTCGCGTCTGCAACCCCTGTTGACACGGGAAAAACCGCAAATTCTTGGACTTACAAGATTGAGCGTAAAAACAATACGATTAAAATTGTGTTTAGCAATACTAACATTCAAAATGGAGTTCCGATAGCCATAATACTGCAATATGGACATGGAACCCGAAACGGAGGTTGGGTAGAAGGAAGAGATTATATCAATCCTGCTATCCAGCCTATTTTTGATGAAATAACAAATGAAGCGTGGAGGGAGGTTACTAAGCTATGAGTTCAACAATTGACGAAAGAGTTGTCGAAATGCGGTTTGATAACCAAGAGTTTGAGAGTAATGTAAAAACAAGTTTATCAACCATAGACAGATTAAAGCAGAGCCTTAATTTTAACGGAGCTACCACGGGTTTAGAAAACATCGGTAGCGCTGCTAAGAATTGCAATATGTCAGTTTTGGGTGAGGCTGTTCAAGCAGTTTCATCAAAATTTTCTGCGTTTAGCGTTATGGGTATAACCGCCTTAGCTAACCTCACAAATTCGGCTGTTAATGCAGGTAAGAAAATTGTTTCAGCATTAACGATAGACCCCGTTAAATCGGGTTTTCAAGAATACGAAACTCAGATTAATGCTGTACAAACTATTCTTGCAAACACCCAAAATGGTGTTACAAAGGTTAATCAAAAGGCTATTGATGCTATTAAGGAGACAGCTGCGGCTAATACAGAAGCAACTAAGCAAGCTAATGAAGAAGCACTTACAAATTTTAAGGAAGCTCAAAGCGAGGAACTTTCTGATTTTAAGAAAACTCAATCTAAGAAATTAGAGGCTTATAACGAAGCTGCTAATGAGGAGCTTGATGTACTTAAAAACAAATACGATAAAGAGTCATCTGATTTGGAAAAAGCTCTTAATGATGAGTTAACTGCCTTAACTGACGCCCACAATGAAAAGCTGACTATGTACGATGAAGAATACAAAGAAAAGCTCAAACTTGTGGATGAAGAAAAGTACAACAAGCTTCAAGCTATTGATGATGAAATCACATCTATACAAAATTTGACTAAGGCTGAAGAAGAAGAAATTGAAAAGCAGGAGCAGGAAGCAAAACTTTCCAAGCTTCAAGCAGCAGTATCTAGTGCTAAAGATGCTGATACCAGAAAAAAAGCAGAGGAAGAACTTCAAACATACAAAGATAAGTTAGCTCGTGACGAGTTGCTTAAAGAGCGTAATAATAAAATAACAGCACTTAAAGAGAGTAAGAATAATATTGAGGAAGAGTATAAAGCAAAGGAAGATAGCCTAACTCAAGAGTATACGGAGAAAGCTAATCAAGAAACTGAACTTTATACAGAAAAGTACAACAATATTTCAGATGAGTACAATCAAAAGCAAAGCGAAATGCAAGCGAGCTATTCTGAAGAATTAGCACTGCTACAAGCACGGCAAGCCTATGAGAAAGAAGCTTTTGAAGAACAGCAAGCGGCAGAGTTAAAAGCATTTCAAAAGCAACAGACTGTAAAGCTTGCAAATTTGAAGGAAGAGCAAACAATAGCCTTAGCCAATATTGAAGAACGTAAGAATGCAGAGATAAGTGCTCTTAACGCTTCGGCTAAAGCATCTAAAGGTTCAACACTGGAGGATGTAAATGCTGCTTTGGACGAGCTTAATACATATGCCGATAAAACAATTTACAATTTTACCGAGATGACTCGTAACATTGGTACATTTACTGCGGCAGGTATAGATTTGGATACCTCAGTTGCAGCTATTAAGGGTATAGCTAACTTGGCGGCTGTATCAGGTTCGACCTCTCAACAAGCAAGCACGGCTATGTATCAGTTATCACAGGCTTTGGCATCTGGTACGGTTAAGTTACAAGATTGGAACTCTGTGGTTAATGCAGGTATGGGCGGTCAGGTATTCCAAGATGCACTCAAAGAAACAGCCCGTGTACACGGTATAGCTATAGACCAAATGATTTCACAAGAGGGTTCTTTCAGAGAAACCTTATCCAAGGGATGGCTCACGTCTGACATCTTAACCGAAACATTATCGAAGTTCACAGGCGATTTAACCAAAGAACAAATAAAGGCTATGGGCTATACGGATGAACAAACCGAGTCGATAATCAAAATGGGA